TCAAATGGTATGCATACTGGTCGCAAACTAAGAGCCCTTTAGAGGCTCTTTTTTTATATGATGAGTCGTTTTTTATTGAAGTACATATTGATGCGGGTCATCGCAAATGACTCTGGAACCTTGAAGGCATCGGCAATGACTTGAACTGCGTCGTATAGATTACGGGGGATGTCCATTGCTCGGAGCATGAAAGTAGGTATACAAAAGTGATACGCAAAATAATTGGCCTGGTACTCTAAATATCGTTTCCACGAAGCAGGCATGATCTTATCATCGTTCATGTGTCTAAAATCATGGCAAACCTCATGAGCAAAATCCAGCCACTGTTCCTGTCGTGTCTTTCGTGAATCTAAAGAAATTGTATACATGCCGTTGAATCGCAGAGCAAAACTCGTTTCCGGATTGTAAACAATTAAGATGTCCAAGGCCTGAGCAATTCTATCAAAATTAATCTCATGTGGCTTTGTAATATTGATCTCCCTGTAAAGCTGTTCAATCCAATCTTCTAAATGGCTGTTAGTGTATCTCAAAGATGAAACCTCCCTTAAATAACCAAATATGTGACTTTTATCATGGGCTTTATTGTATCTTATCACCTATTTTGTCGAAGGTGAACAAACATATGTTCCTTTTTTAGCGAAAAGAAAAGCCCCCTTTAGGGGCTCAATTTAATTTGAATCTTTTTTCTTAGCTTCTTCAAAACTCAAGATATCAAAATCTAGTCTTTTCTCGCTTCCTAAATCATCATAGGTTTTTGCATCACTTGGAGGAGAAATAATCATTTTCAAACTAGTGATATCTTTTGAATTATCTTTAAGTATCCACCATGCCTGGCCTTCTTTTTTAACTTTTCCTAAGAAGTCTCCGCCTACTTCACCCATTAATCCCATTTCAGATTCAAGCTGTTCTCCTGTATTTGTAACAATAACAGCTTGGTTAGGGTCAAACGTTACGTCCTTAGAAGAAGTGTTTTCGGCCTTCATATCGACAACAATAGCCCGAACCTTATCTTGATCATTAAAATAAAGTGATTTTGCATCATCATCTGGTTGAATTTCGAGAACGTCGACACTGTTAATATAAAGCTTCATGCTGCCCATCGTAACAGGTTTTATAGGAGTGTCTTTACCGTCAATTCCGACTTCGTCGTTATATCCAACGCCGATATCTTTAACGTGGCCCAGTCCTTCAATATCACCTTCGCCAGTTTTTTCAAACTGTTCTTTTAGTGCAGCATCTTGTTTAGCTTGCTCTTTTTCTTTATCAATTTTATCGACGTAAACGGCTTTCACTTTAGGAAGGGCACTTCCTTCAGCTCTGCCTTCATATGTACCATAAATTTTAACCGTATCGTTTAGTTTGAACTTATCAGCGCTTTTATTGCTTACTGTGTAAACTTCAGATCCATCGCTATTTTTACTTACAGTAAACTCAACATTTTTAGAAACTGTATCCCCATCATCATTGACGTTATCGGCATAAGTAACATCGCCTTCAATGACAATTTTTGTCCCTTTCTTAATGCCTGCGCTATTTACTTTTTCATAGGCATATGATTTTGCATCTTTTTTAAACTGGTCTTCAGCACTAAGTGAGCTTGTCTTGCTTGAAGAAGATTTTTCATTACTACTTGAAGAGTCAGAACTACATGCAGCTAAAGAAAAACTAAGAGTCAATGCTCCAATACCTAATAACCATTTTTTCAATTGTAATTTCCCCTTTTATAATGAAGTGCAATCTCTTTCTTTGTATCGTCTAAATAAAGGATTTTTTTACTTTTTCTCTCTAAAATCTGAGTGAAAAACCCTGAATGTTTTACCTCAAAATTTGCGGTTGAATGCAGAAATAACCTCACGGATCACCTCAAAAATTGAGGTTGAAATGGTTTCAACTGAATAGTTTACCTCAAATTTTGAGGCGAAGTGTTCAGCATTAATTAAACTAAACTAAACAATAATAATAAATAAAGATAAAGAGATCTTTATGTAACTATTTTTTGTTTCCGTTTTTTATATCTCCGGGTTGTCTACCTGATTTTAATTGCTCAGCAATAATTCTTTGAGCTGCCTCTAAAATTGAAGCTGTTATCTTTCCATCAGCAGCAGCTACCAGAGTATCAGGATCTTCAAGAATCTTTCTTGCTTGTTCGTTGAAGATTTCATCTTGTGTCTCCTGGCTTTCTCCTCTCAAAAGAAAATCAATAGTGACGTTATAGTAGTCAGCAATTTTTATTAGAGTCTCATGATCTGGCTCTCTTTTCCCTTGCTCATATGAAGCGTAGGTTGTACGAGCAATACCTAACTTATCTGCTACTTCCTGTTGCTTCATCTTCTTTTCTTCTCTTAATTTCTTTATTTTGGTTGAAAAGTTCATATTTTATCGCCTCTCACATTTTGTGGCACTAAGAACATTATAACTACACAATAAGCGTAGTATATTGAATTACTCGAAAAGAGTATTTTTTTTAGGGGAAGGGGTTTACAATACTCTAAATGCGTAGTATATTATATTCAACGACACGAAATGAGTAGTGGAGGTGAAAGGAATGGCCACTAAATCAAAACAGCGAGAATGGTTAAAGTGTCATCGTTTAAACAAAGGATTAACTCAAAAAGATGTTGCTGCTAAAGCAAAGATCGCACGAACTACTTACGCTTCAATTGAACAAGGCGAGCGTAATGCGGGAGTTCAAACTGCTAAGTCTATAGCAGAAGTTCTTGATTTTAACTGGACTCTTTTTTTTGATGATCAAGTACGCGTTTCGAGTAGTGAGCGTAATGCAGTACATTCTGCTTAATTTCTTGGTTAGTCCAACCGTCCAACACGAATACACTGACGTGAGGTGATCACATGGCGAAACAAACTAAGAAAAAAACAACAAACATCAAGATGGGCAAAGAATATTACGGAACGATGGACAGAGAAGAGTGTTTCCGTAAAGCTCTTGAGCCGTACTTCACTTCTAAAAAAGAATTAAGGCTTCACGCTTAATTATCTGCTTCACCTTTTTTTGGTGGACAAGCAAGGAGGTAACAGCATGAATCAAATTGTTTTTATTGAAGGCAACCAAGCCGTAACAGACAGCCTAACAGTGGCTGAGGTATTCGGAAAACGACACGCCGATGTAATAAAAAGCATTGAAACATTGAATTGCTCTAAAGATTTTGCTGAACGAAATTTTTCGTTGAGTGAATATCTAGATCCAACAGGCCGATCATTGAAAAAATATCTGATTAAACGCGATGGACTCACATTTCTGGTTTTTGGTTACACGGGCGCCAAAGCAGCAGTGTTCAAAGAAAAATACATTGCCGAATTTAACCGGATGGAAGCCGAACTTCAAAAAATGACTCAACCGTCCTACATGATCGAAGATCCAGTCAGCCGGGCAAAGCGATGGATTAGCGAACAGGAAGAACGGCAGCAACTTGAACAAGCATTGAAGATTCAGGAACCATTGGTCAACTTTGCACAGAGTTGCATGGCGGCTGAAAAATCATTGCTTGTGAGAGAACTGGCAAAGCTTGCTTCGAAAAACGGCATCATGATTGGTGAAAAGCGACTGTTTCAGAAGCTGCGCGAATGGAAGATGATCATGGCCAACAAGAATGAGCCATACCAGGAATACATCGAGCGTGGTTTCTTTGAGATCACACAGGGGGTGCGCCAAGTAAAAGGTACGCCGAAGTCCTGGCTGACAATGCGCATTACTCCGAAGGGACAAGCCTTCATCATCAATAAGCTGAAAAAACAGCAAGCCAGCTAGTTCCTTCATTACTTAAATTTTACCAGTTAAAACTAAATATATCAGGGGGCGAACATATGTCGAACAATCCATACAATATGGACAATTTACCCCGCATTCTCAAGCAGGAGCGTAAAAGGGCGGGATTGTCGCAGTATCAAATTGGCAAGGTTATCGGGAATAGAGATCAATCGTATGTCTCCAATGTCGAAAACGGTATTTTTCCTCTAACGCCTGATCTGTGTATCAAGTGGTTTGAAGCTTGCGGAGCATATGAACATATTGATTTAGTGCACTTCTTGTTTAAGCTTCATCCAACAGCGGCGGCGCCTATTGATCCAGCGTTAAACGAGAGCGCAAGTAGCGCAGTTATCAATATGATTCATCAGCTCGAAGAGGCATTGCAAGCGACAAAACATCTGGCACGTTGGTTGGCAAATGATCGGCCCGGAAGGTCAGATGATATACCGATGGGGGACATCAAACAAATATTTGATCTGATCCCAGCAAATAAAACGCTGATTTATTCATTAGTGCGGAGTCACGGTTTAAGCATGCAAGAGCTGGCCGATAGGTGGACGCGTAAAGCATTAATGGATCGGGTTGCAATGGCAAAACAAGAAGAAAGAAAGGCGGTACTGGCATGAAAACTAATCAATTTTTGAAGTCAGATGTAAATGCTGCAAAAAGAAAAATTGAATCAGCGGAAGAGCTTTCTATCATGCTTTCAGAGGCATTGCGTGATGGTGATTATGAAGAGGCAATTAGTCTAGCCGGAAGTATCAAAGTTCTTACAGAGGATATCAGCCGACTGGCGAATAAAGGGCGGTTGTATGAAACAGCTATGAAAATGCAACAGCGGGGAATCAATTTGGCAGTGATAAGTAGGTGTTTGGGATGAATCTCAGAAAATTTGAGCTCGCGGCAAGCTTCTTGCGACATGCCCAAAAGGCGGCATATTCAGAGGAAGATATCAAAGGAGCTGTGAGCATTCTGCATAAGGAATTTTACTCTTTAGAAAATGCAATCGACAGTCTTGCTGAACTTGCTAAAGCAAAAGAAGGAGCTGAGGAAAATGGAAGTCGAAAACCCAATGATTCTGAACAACTGGCACGACAGGCTGACTGAGCCGGAAACGCAAAAGGATTTTTTCGGGGATGAAGTTACGCCAGTCGATGATTACGTGATAGATAACGCTGAGGGTGAAGTCATCTTGAGAGAAAACCTTGAGCGGTACTTAAAAGAGCATCTTGGTTTTGAATTTAAAAATGAGCAATAAAAAAGCCCACTCTGGCAAGTGGACTCAAATAAAAGCTATCTGAAAACTCATGTACCAATAGTTTACCAGATAGCCTCAAGAAAATCAATGGAGGTTTTATACATGGCTAAAGCAGTAAAAGTGGCATTCAGCGAGCGTGCGGAGGATCAGCAACGTTTAAGACAGGTCGGCGGTTCAATTGTATTCGCCAAAAACGGTAAAGCGCAGTTTAGTTTCCCTTCAATGGATCACTATCGGGAATGGCAGCGGCTTGGAACAGAAGCATACAAAAGAAAGGTGGCAGAAGCACAATGAATGGATTATCACAGGTAGATTACTCAGATTACATGCCGGCCCCTCAGCAGGCATCCAGTGTGACTACAGAAGCCATGGTAAGCCGACAGGCGCAAGAAGTACAGGCTGCTATGGTAATTGCAAAGAAATTTCCGCGGGACGTATATGCGGCGTTTGATCGAATCAAAAAAGCATGCGAACGAAGATTGTTAGCTGAGAATGCGGTGTATGAATATCCCCGCGGCGGGACAAAGGTATCTGGTCCGTCAATCCGATTGGCTGAGGCATTGGCGCAGAATTGGGGCAACATTGATTACGGAATTATGGAGCTTGAGCAGAAAGCCGGAGAATCCTCTGTCATGGCGTATGCTTGGGACCTCGAAACGAATACACGACAAACCAAAATATTCACTGTGAAGCATGAGAGAAAGGCAAAAGGTACAGTGACAAAGCTCAATGATGCAAGGGATATTTATGAAATGGTTGCCAATCAAGGAGCTCGTCGACTCCGTTCCTGCATACTTGGAGTGATTCCTGGCGATATCGTTGATGCTGCAGTTGATATGTGCCAGAAAACGTTAATAAACGGACATAAAGAACCATTGGAAGATCGGCTCAGAAATGCATTATCAACATTCAAGAAAGAATTTGGGATCACTAAAGAAATGATTGAGGAATACGTCGGAAGTAACGTTGATGCCTTTACAGAACAAGACTTTTTAAAGATTGGCCGCATTTATACATCTTTACGTGATGGTATGGCGAAGAAAGAAGATTACTTCAATACCAAGACGACAGGCCCAACTAAATCAAAGGCTGAGGAAGAATTCAAAAAGCAAAAAGAACAAGCTGACAAGCCTACTGATAGTAAAGAAAAGGCGGGTGATCCTGCTAATGCGGATACCGGCGCTAAACAAGGAGAACTATTATTCTAACGAGATTGATAGATACTACATGTCAAACTCTCAATATAAAAGCTTTCTTCAATGTGAGGCAGCAACAATGGCAAAGATAAACGGAGAATGGACGCCCCCAACATCGGAGGCCCTTCTCTTCGGTCAATACGTTCATGCCTGGCTTGAAGGTGAACAGGCTTTTGATGAATTCAAGATGAATACACCTTCGCTATTTACTCAAAAAGGTCAGCTGTACAAGCAGTATCAGTTAGCTGATCTGATGATTGAGGCAATTCAACAAGACGATCTCTGTATGTTCGTTCTTCAAGGTGACAAGGAAGTCATCGTAACTGCTGAATTGTTCGGTGTTCCGTGGAAAGGAAAGCTGGACGTATACAACCCAGCTGGCGGCCGTTTCTCCGATCTGAAAACTGCACGGTCTTTACGGGAGAAAGTTTGGGACCCCGAAATTGGATATTGTTCTTTTGTTGAGGCTTATGGCTATATCGCGCAAATGGCACTATATGCAGAGCTTGAAAGAAGAATGACAGGGCGAAATGAGTGGCTTGAGCCTCTGATAGTAGGAGTCTCTAAGGAAGATCCTCCCGATAAAGCTGTAATCAATATTGACGAGGCCAGAATGGAAGTTGAGCTTGAGGACATTGAGAAACGAATTGAACGTATTATTCAGGTTAAACACGGTGGAGAAAAGCCAAGACGATGCGAAAAATGCAAGTATTGTCGAGCAACCAATCAACTCAACAGCATCATACATTTTTCGGAGCTGGTTAGTTGATGGAAAGGACAGTGATCAAAGTTCCTATCCCTCATTGTTATGTCTGGCTTGTAAAGACGGTCCGACGAGATATGCGAAAAGACTTGTACACCCGATATGTTACTGACTATCTCAAGAGAAATGAACCTACTTTGAGATTAGTTGAAATAGACTTCAAAGCTTTGACAGCACTGTGCGAAAGGAAGTAGGTGAGCCATGAACTACCTGAAAGAAATGAACGGCTTCATGAATTGGTTAGAAACGAATCCGTTGTCTGCTACAACTCAAGCATTATGGTTTCATCTTTTGCACATCAACAACAAGGCAGGGTGGCGAGAGTGGTTCACCACTTCAAATACCACTCTGCAAGCAAAGATTGAGATTTCCGAAAATACGTTGATCAAACACCGAAAGATGCTGATTGATCTTAAAAGAATTGAATATAAGCCGCAGGGGAGAAAGGCAGGGCAATACAGGCTGATCTCATTTGAAACGCCTGTAACGGAGCAGGAACCATCTGAAAAGCCAGTTCCCGAACCGGCACCACAAGAAACGCAGGAGGTTGATCCAAAAATGAAAAACGCTTTTGAGCTATTCGAAAATAAGGTCGCTCGTTCTATCGGCTCCATTGAGGCGCAAAGAATCGGCTACATGGTGGATGATTACGGCGAAGAGAAGGTCATGGAAGCAATGAAGCAGGCTTTCAGAAATAAAGGCAGCAACGTTGGCCTGAACTACATTGAGGCGATCCTGTCAAACCCGTTCAGCCAAAAGAGAAAGGAGAAACAACAATATGGCAATAAACAAAGCAGTCAGCATAGACACAGCGTTCCAAGCAATGATGAAGGGTCTTCAAGCAAAATCGCGTTCCTGGGAAACAGAACAGGCCGGATCAGAAGAAAAGGTTGAGTATGAGTGTTCCGAGTGCAAGGATCGCGGCGTTGTGATCTATCGGGTTCACAAAGATACTGAGCTGCGGCTGAGAAAAGAACACAAGCCATTGGACAGCCTATCACTTGATGAAATGGTTCTTGAAGATGATTACCTTGCAGGAAAGGTTTGCACGCCGGATAAGGCTCGGGAATGGAAAACGACGTATTCCAAACAATGTGAGTGTGTGAAACAAAAGAAAATAGCGAAGCTCATGGCAGCCAGCGGCATTACAGAAAAGTTCGAAAAACTGCTGTTCGGCAACTTCAAATTAAACGGTAAGCCCCAAATGATCAAAGATGCCTATGAATGTGCGGTCGAATACTTCAAAGACTTTGAAAAGATCAAGGGAGAGCGTGCCAATAGCATTGCTCTGCTGGGACAGCCGGGCAGCGGTAAAACCCATCTGTTAACGGCCATCATGAACAATCTCATTAATAAGAAATCAACTCACTGCCTGTACTTCCCTTACGTTGAGGGCATGAGTGATCTGAAAAATGACTTTGACCAGCTGGAAACAAAGCTGGACGCCATGCGGAAAGTGGATGTGTTGTTCATTGATGACTTATTCAAGCCAGTAAGCGGGAAGCCCCGGGCAACTGAATGGCAAGTCGAACAAATCCAGTCAGTTGTGAATTATCGCTACCTGAACCATAAGCCTCTGCTGATCTCTTCTGAGCTCACAACGGACGAACTACTTGACGTTGACGAGGCGCTGGGCTCTCGGATTCACCAGATGTGCAAGTATTACACAGTGATCATTCAGGGCAACCGGATGGAATTAAACCATAGATTGGGTGATTGGGATTGAAGGAGAAAACGAACGGAATCAGCGGCATTTACATGTTCGGGCCTGCTGAACAAAAGGGCGGCAAGGACCTCACACCGGCTATCCGGGTGCTTGAGGAAAAGATTAGACAAATGGAGCTGATGCGCAGTGCTTAAAGCGGTGATCCTGCTGCCGGCCATTATACTAACGGCGCCAGCGAAAGAAAAGCAGATTCAGCAATGGGAAGAGAATGACGGGAGGTAAGGAGAATGAGGGAAATCAAGTTTCGCGCTTGGTATGGAGAAAATATTGGTATGTTAACACCGCAGTTTGCTGGTGATATAAATGAAATTTTTGCTCAAAAGAATGGCATTTATATGCAATACACCGGGTTTAAGGACAAGAACGCCCGGGAGATTTATGAGGGGGACATTGTGAAAGTCACTAACGGCGCGGAAGAGTTAGGCGGAGTTGATACCGGTATAGGAAAAGTTGAATGGTTAACTAAATGGGGATTTTGGAACGTTTCAAAAATAGAAAATGGTCTGGGAGATTTGCTTTTTAACGGTTATGTGGAAGTCATTGGCAACATTTATGAAGATCCTCAGCTTTTGGAGGCGGCAGAATGATGCCAAGATTCTTCTGGGGATTGGCACTGCTAAATTGGAATATCGGTTTTGAAATCCTTTCAGTTGGCGGGATGCGGTTTATAAAATGCTCATTCCTTCCTCTTACACTACTAATCAGAATAGGGGAGGCACCACATGCCAGCAAATAAGTACGGCGCAAGAAAAACACAGGTAGACGGCATCACGTTCGACAGCCGGGCCGAAGCCAAATACTATGAGCAGCTGAAATGGCTCAAGGTGAGCAAGCAGATCAAAGATTTTAAGCTGCAGCCACGGTTCCTGCTGCAAGAGGCATTCAAAAAGAACGGCAAAACTTTTCGGAAGATTGAATATATTGCAGACTTTGAGGTTCATAACTTGGACGGCAGCATCGAGATCATTGACATCAAGGGCGTTGAAACAAAGGAATTTGCCATCAAGCGCAAGCTGTATGAGCGGCTTTACGATACGCCACTCAAGGTGCTGGCTCTGGATAAGTCACTCGGCTTCATCGAGCTGGACGAGCTGAAAAAACTCAAAAGAAAGGCGGGAAAGTCCACTGTTAAACGTGGTAATCGCAGACGATCGGCCGTTGTGGGTGCAGGAAGAAGATAAGCTCATGGCCTGTATGACACGTTGCTCTCAGTTTAAGGCATGCGCCAGCCGAATGGGTTCTGATTGCAAGAAGCTCGGCGGCACGGAAATTCCCAAAATCAATTCAGGAGGTAGATACCATGGAACAGCAAAGCATCAATCCTTACAAGCCAGGACCGGTTGAAGAGTGGAAGATGACGCCGGAACAACTGGCGGAATACGTCAAAAAGCATCCGATCGTTTACCGGGAGGATCTGAAACCATCGCCAACATTCACAATGACTGGATGGAAACCGGATCACTATTAAACACAAAAAAAGCACCGAAGCGTTAGCCCCGATGCTCTGATATGAACTGGTACTTCTATCATAGCACAGGGGGCGCTAAGAATGTACAACCCAAGAGAAATTAATTTAAACAAAGATACAACAATCCAACAGGCAATCGAACCGGGCAAAATACAGATCATCGTTTTAGACGGGAGCCAGGGCACCGCACATGTCTTGGAAGCCCCGGAGCATGGCAAAACAATCATTCAAACGGCAAAGGGCAGCTTTGCTCGAGTTGATCATGAAATAGGTTTCAAAATCAAATAGCAGGGGCTTTCCCCTGCGGGGGAGGAACGGCATGAAAGAGAGAATAGAACGTCTTAAAAAACTGACATACATTCCGCAGAATGACATTGCTTGGCTTATAGAGCAAGCTGAACTGGCTGAAAAGCGTCAGGAAATCATCGAGGAAAACAAGCGTCAGCAGGATGTAACGGTTCATCAATTCCGGCAGGCTCAGGAAGAGATTCAGCGGCTTACAAAAGAGAATGACAGGTTTAGAAAAGCCTTTCATCTGTTCGCAAATATGAAAACAGTGAGAACGGCGCCTGAATTAGTAATTCAAAGCTATTCCCGATATGCGAAGGAGCTTCTTGAAGGCAGAGGAATGGAGGGTGATGCGAAATGATTCCTTTACAAGTTGAGCTTCAGCGGGCAGTCAAAGCCACGAAAGACGAAGCGATGACAGTTGAGCAGGCGGCCGAACTTCTAAAAGTGCATCCAGATTACATACCGGTGCTCGTGGCAAAGTCAGACGATCTGAAAATGATCGGTGATGAAACAATCATTGCAAAGCGTGATAAGACAAATGGCTGGCTCATTGGGGCAATGGTTTTGGTTTTATTCTTTGCAATTGCGGTTCTGCCGGGAATAGGGGGATGACAGCATGATCGAATACAGCTGCCCTGAATGTAGTCACAACGAATTAGATATAAAAATCCGCCCAGATGCACGCTGCCCTAAATGCGGCTGCAGCATGGGCGTTGAGGAGGAAATAGCGTGATACAGCGGCAATCTGCTGATGTGTCATGCCCGTGAATTTTAAAAAATACCGTCAGTGGGCGGAAAAGGGAGAGGTATTAAATGGGATTAGATATTACTGCGTATAAAAATTTGAAGGTTGTTGAAAATCCTCAATTGGATGAATACGGCGACATTAAAAATTGGAAAACGGAATGGACACCGGGCGAGAGTATGAAATGGTCGGAAGAGCACTTTCCCGGACGTGGCGAAGGTGTTGATCCTGACAAATTTTATACATGGGAAGAGAGTTTCAGTTTCCGCGCGGGGAGTTACAGCGGGTACGGCTGGTGGCGTCGCAAATTAGAAGAATTCAAAGGTGACACCGCCTTTCAGGAGTTAATCAATTTTGCAGATAACGAGGGTACTATAGGCCCTGTCGTTTCTAAAAAGTTGGCAAAAGACTTCAACGAACACACCAGCGCAGCCCGTGAGTTCGCCAAAACATTAGGCGATGCGGAGGAAGTATGGCTCTATTTGTATGACGATTGGAAAAAAGCTTTTGAAATGGCATCTGAAAACGGAGCAGTTGATTTTCATTAAAACGCCGTCAATCATCAGCGGCAACAGGAGGGGTATTGATGAACCACGCTGACAACTCGATCATTTCAGCCGTCCAAACAAGTGAAGGAGGAAGAACAATGAAATTCTATGAAATCAATGATCCATATTACGCGCTTCTCAAAGCGAAAGACAAGGCAGATGCTGAAAGGATTTACAACGATTATATTTCTGACACGGACGATTACGAAAATTTTCAAGACGATGAAATCCGAGAAGTGGAACGAGACTATGCGCTTATTAAGTATTCTCAAACAAAGGGTGAAGATGGAGAGCCGATGTCTTACACCTATATTTCAGGGACTTTCAACAATCCGGATATTGAAGTCCTTATCATGGACGGTTCGCTGCTATGAACACAGCATACAGGGTTTGGGACGGCAAGCAGATGCATTATGGGGATGACGTAAATCTGAACCTGTTCATAAAAGGCAAGGAATGGACGCTGTATAAAGATTCCGCAGGTTTATGTCCTGATATAGTCACATCCAGTCAGGATGAAAAATCCGTTCTCATGTGGGGAACAGGGTTGAAGGATAAAAGTCTTTATGACGGAGATATAGTCAAATATGGGACTTTTAATTATCAAAATGGGGTCATCTGTTACGACACGCATCAAGCTACGTTTAAAATCGTTCCGGTTCTGTTCTACCTTGAAAATGCAGGTAATGGAGGATGGACGGGACACTCAATAAGAAAAACTGTTCCACTAAAAGTAATCGGCGACGTTTATCAAAATCCTGAGTTATTGGAGGGCGCGGAGTGAAATTTGCATTTAGAGTATTGATGCTTCTCATAATGTCGGCCGTTGCCGATTCCATAGGAATAATTCTGGCGTATTATTTCGACAATCCGAGTTTGAGATTAAACTGTGTGTCAGTTACCGCAGCTATCAGTGGGTACTTGGTTCGTGGATGGTGGCCACCGGAAGAGAAGGAGGGCGCGGAGTGATGGAAAGAAACCTAGTTATGTACGAATACAAATGCAGAGACTGCGGTTCATTGCTTTTATTAGAGAGGGAAAAAGATCCGGAATGTTGCCCTTATTGTGAGGGATACAACATAGATTATGCGCCGGGAAGAATTGAACCAGTTTTAATATATAAACCTAGATTGGAGGGCGCGGAGTGATGGGGAGTAACCTATGATTCTCAGGATACTGTTTCTGCTGACGGGATGCGGGTTCTGGATTTATTTCCAACACGATTACAGGCCGGATATGAAAGCGAACCTTGCTTTGATCGGGGCAATCATTTCATTCACGGCTGCGGCTTACTTTAAAGATATTGATAAGTATATAGAGAAGAGGGAAGACAAATGATAATAGCATTAAAAATAGTTCTACTACTGGTTCTGGTTATCTCTCTTATGGGAGTTATAGGAGAGGATAAGGATTCACAGCTGCGGAATCACTTAACAGCAATATGTATCACATCTATTATCGGCACCATTGCTACATACGTGCTGCTTTAACTGAATAAGTCCAAGACGGAAAGCCTGCGGACACTGAACTTACAGCATAAGCGCTGTTTGTTTGGTGTCCGTTTTTTATTTCGCAACTATCTGGATGTCTATCGCGATTACTAGCGGTGAAAGGAGTGATGAGATATGAAACAGTCCAAAAAGAAACCATCACAGAAGCAACAGGAGCGCTCAGATCGTTTCTGGCAATCAATGATGAACACGAACATGCAAACACTCAGACGTGGCAAAGGCGGCGCTTATAAACGCAGAAAGTAAACAACTGGAATGACACTTACTCTATTTAACTATCAGGAGGGAAAGCACTATGACAGATCAAATGATTGCTTGGGAGATTGAGGAATGGATTCGTGATTATAAATTCATGCTGCGGGAGATCAAAAGGCTCAACCGTGTGTTGAACAAAGTAGACTTTATTAGCACAAAGCTCACTGCAACATATGGGGATGAAGCAGGCATGCCAAGGGGATCAGCTGGCGTCAGTCAGGCAGAATTGCGACAGATGGACCGAAGAGAGAGACGGCTCCACAAATATGAATCTATTGTGCATTACCTGGACAACGCTATGGAACACATTGAAGAAGAAAAGCACCGCATTGTTTATGATTGCATGATGGAAGGCATGAGCTACACTGCTATTGCAAACCACCTTGATTGCTCCCGGGATACCATCAGAAAGATCAAGACAGCCATAATCGGCAACATCGTCAATAAAGTCAAAGAAGCCAACTTTCTGCAATATTTGAACTCGTTTAAATCGGCGGTGTAAAATGGGAGGCAGGATCGGCGCGGCGGATTATTCCTGCGTCACCTCCAATTTCATATAGTGATCTTTAACCTCAGCAGCATTATTTTGTTGCTGAGTTTTTATTTTCGGAAAAAGGAGTGAGTGAAATGGATTCCAAAACACTCGTGAATGAATGGGCGGCAACGGCACTGGAAGGGTTCAAAAAAGGTATAGATGTAACGGAGAACAAAGAAACAGACTTGGAGAATGTAAGGATTGTCGGTCATATACACGATGCGAAAATACACGAAGTAAACTTAAATCAACTTGTACCCGGGACAGTCACTGATAAGGAGTTATTCGACGGTATCACTATTGAAAAGATTGAACAATTATCCAAGGCTCATAATGATTTAGGGTTCACCATTGACCAGTTAAAAAACATTCATAAACAAGGCCGGTGCATAGAGTTTACTAGCGAAATGATACCGGCTATCGATAAAGAAAAACACGGTGACGTTTTCGATTACAATATAAGACTTAGAGTAAAACACGCTCAAGTATAAAAGATTGGCTGCGGCACTGTAAATTTACGGGGTCGCTTTTTATATTCTTTGTAAACTGAGTCCAGTGAATCTCAGATAAGACTATTGGCGGCTGACGGCCTCTGAGTTTGGGCTCGGTTTAGAGAGAATATGAAGGAGATGATTCGATGAGCAAAGTGAAAAGAGTCTTTCCTGGTCCCACTAATGGACTGATTAACTGGATGGAAAAGAACTTTCATGAGATTGATGGCTATGTCGCTACTTTCAACATGAAGGATGGCACCACGATGACTGTATACGACGCAGAATCATATATGCAGGCTGTTGGACTTGTGGAGATTGGGAAGGATACGATTCATCAGCTTGCACACGATGACGAGTTCATCACGAGAAAATAATCTCCAAAACAACACGAATCAGAAGGGGGCGGCGGTGAATGTAGATGGCTGAAAAGCACATTCAGGCGTATAAGGATTACGTCAAAGGCATGAAATACAAGGACCTTGCCGAGAAATACGGGGTGTCAGTGAACACCATTAAATCGTGGAAGCAGCGGCATGGTTGGGAAAGGAAAAAGGGTGCACCCTCTGAAAAAAGTGTGCACACAAAAAAAGGCGGGCAACCGGGCAACAAAAATGCAATCGGGAACAACGGCGGCGCACCACAGAGGAATCAAAATGCTGTGACTCACGGCTTTTTCTCTAAATTCCTGCCAGAAGAGATGCTTGAAATCATGGAAGAGATTCAGGAACGCTCGCCTGCTGATATGATATGGGATCAAATTCAGATTCAATATGCAGCCATTATCCGGGCGCAGCGCATTATGTTCGTGCAGGATAAAGATGATCTTGCGAAAGAGCTGAAAAAGGCGAAATACGTTTATCAACCTCAAGAGGACGAAGATGGCAACGAGTATTTTGAAAAGTCTATTGCTGAAGAAGAGCTTGAAATACAATTTGCTTGGGATCGTCATGCAACCTTCCTAAATGCTCAATCTCGGGCAATGGGAGAGCTAAGGGGTTTGATCAAGCAGTTTGACCAGCTGGCTCACGAAGCAGACGAGCGGCGCCTTAAATTGGAGCAAATGCGCTTGAATATCGAGAAGGCCAAGAAAGATATTGACGGAGATAACGGAAACTCTCAAGAAAATGAAGTTGCTGCCATGCTTCGGAAGATGGTGAAACCTCATGGAACTTAACTCTAAGCAACAAGAGGTATGGAATAGCTTTATTGAAGAACAGCCGAAAATCTTAATATGCAGCGGGGCGAAAAGGGCAGGAAAAACATTCGTGCTCCTTTTGACGTTCCTCGGGCATATCAGCAAATATCAAAACATGGGGCTTTCCTTTATCATTGGCGGGGCAACTCAGGCTTCTATAAAGCGGAATATCCTAAATGATTTAGAGCTGATCCTGGGGAAAGAATTGCGCCTTGATAAAGCGAATGCCGTTGAGATATTCGGAAACCGTGTTTATTGCTTTGATGGTGCAAATGCAGACTCATGGAAAAAGGCACGGGGTTTCACATCAGCTGGCGCATTCCTAAACGAAGCGACTGCCTTGCATGATTCATTCGTGAAGGAAGTCATTTCTCGTTGCTCCTATAAGGGTGCAATGGTCATGATGGATACAAACCCTGAAAACCCGATGCACACCGTCAAAACGGACTATATCGACAAAGACGGGCAGCGGCTGAAAAACGGTCGGCTGAATATCCGTTCTTTTCACTTCTCGTTGTTCGATAACAACTTTCTTGATCCTGAGTATGTCGAAAGTATTGTTGCTTCAACGCCAAGCGGCATGTTTACGGACAGGGACATTTACGGCTATTGGGTTGCGCCAGAAGGCGTGATATACAAGGATTTCAAAAAAGACATACACTATATCAGTTCTAAAGAATTGGGAAATAGAAAAGTCAACTTCACTAAATACTTTGCTGGCGTTGACTGGGGATATGAGCACCCGGGTTCTATTGTCGTAATCGGACAAGATGACCAAGGGTGTTTTTATTTGCTCGAAGAACATTGCAAGCAGCACGAAGAGATTGACTATTGGGTGAAGGTAGCAAAGGACATCAAAGAGCGGTATGGCAACATTAATTTCTATTGTGATACAGCTCGACCTGAACATATCGTGCGTTTTCGTAGAGAGAAGTTGCGTGCATTAGATGCTGATAAGGCAGTTGTTTCAGGTATCGAAGAAGTGGCGCGGCTGTTCAAACGGGATCTGCTTTTTATTGTTGAAGATAAAGTTAGTCGCTTTAAAAAAGAGATCTTTATGTATGTCTGGAATCCGAATACAGGCGAACCGGTTAAAGAGTGGGATGATGTGCTCGACTCTATCCGTTACGCCATTTATACACATAACAAACCTATGAGACGCAAAGGAAAGGGGTGAGAACATGAACAAGTTCTTGAATTATCTTCGGAATAATGAGATTGACGGCACCATCATTGATCAGATCATAACCGAGCATAAGCCGATTAAAGAAAAAGCCATAGCTCAGTATGAACGTTATAAAACAAGCGTTGCTGGTGTTCCAATCTTACAGCGTGAGGCAGCTCAGTTCGAGAATTTTGAAACAGGAGCGGTACGGCGTATTGACCACCTGGTAAACAATCGCCTCAATAATGCTTTTGATGCCGAGATAGTGGATACAAAGGTTGGGTATATGTTTGGTCATCCAATCTCTTACGAGACGGAGAAAGACGGGGAAAACAAAAACACAGCCTTGGCAGAGCAAATCAATCGGTTTAATACCGTGAATAACATTGCTGATGCCGATAGCGAATGGGGTAAGAAAGCGGCCATCAGTGGTTATGGTGCTAGGCTTGCGTATATTGCTCCTGACGGCTCGGAAAGAGTTGCGAATGTTAATCCTTGGGAAGCTGTTTTCATCGCTGAGAATGACATCACAGAGCCTTCTTTCGCACTAAGATATTATACGGTCTTTGACTGGGTTAACAATGAAAGCATTCAGCGTGAAAAAGTGACATTTTATGACGATAAGAAAGCTTATTTTTTTGAAAAAAGTGAGGGCAACTGGAAATTGATTGATAAAAAGCCCCACATGTTTGATTACTGCCCTTTGTTCGGATTGCCTAATAATGATGAACAGATGGGCGATGCGGAAAAGGTGATCCAACTTATAGATGCATACGATCGCACTCTTTCAGATGCATCAAACGAAATTGAACAGCTACGGCTGGCGTATTTGATTTTAAAGGGCGCTGGTATGGATGATGAAGATATCCAGCAACTGAAAAAGAACGGTGTTTTTGAATTGCTCGGGAAAGATGATGACGTGAAATTCCTGACCAAAGACATTAACGACACCATGATCGAAAACCATCTGAACAGGCTTGAAGAAAACATTCTCCGTTTTGCAAAGTCGGTCAATTTCTCTGATGAATCATTCGGCGGGAATGTGACAGGCGTTGCAATGAAATACAAGCTGATGGCCCTTGAAAATAAGTGCATCACGATGGAGAGGAAAATGACTGCTGCCCTTCGGTATCAGTACAAATTGCTTTGCTCTGCATGGGCGAAAAAAAGCAACGTGAAACCTGATGATTATTTGAAGGTCTGGTTCTCATTTAAACGGAATCTGCCGTCAAATATCCTTGAAGAAGCCGAGATTGCTGCAGAACTAAAAGGTCAGGTAAGCGAAGAAACACGGCTATCCATGCTTTCTTTCGTTGATGATGTTCAATATGAGATTGAGAGAATGAAAGCTGAACAAGATGCCTATGATCTTGATGATGAAAAGGACAATGATGACAGTTGAGGTGTAAAAATTGACGTTCTTTGAAGTTGAATACACAAGTGATGATTATTATGACTGTTATCCCCATAAGGTAGGAATCTATCCAACATTTGAAAAAGCTATGGAGAAAGCAACTGAGTTGTCAGATACAGAATACCCACCTGCTGAAATAGATATATGGCAATGGGAATTAGCGAAAAATGAATACGAAATAACAAGAAACTGGCATAAAAATCGGCATGATGATGACTTCAAAGAGGTTGTAAATTGATCATCTGTGTTTGTCCTGAGCATGACATTATAAAAGGCTTATTTTTCATGCACTCATAACAGGCGCGGACTGTAGAGGGCAAAGGAGGAAGAACTGTAATGCCAACATTAGAAGAAGTCAAAAAATTTCTCGATGAAAATAAAGACAATGAAGAAGTAAAGTCGTATCTAAATGAACTTTCTGCCGTGTCAGCTGACAAGGTGAATGGGTTTTTAGATACAGACGAAGGAAAACGACTCATTCAGCCCCGTTTGGATTCCCATTTTACTAAAAGCCTTGAGACATGGAAGGCGAACAATCTTGGTGCTCTAGTTGAAGCAAAGGTGAAAGAGCTTTATCCAGAAGAAACTGAGGAACAGAAACGAATCAGGAGGCTTGAGAAAGAGCTGGAAGATCAGAAGACAGCAGCACAACGTGAAAAGCTTTTAAACAAAGCTGTCTCTTATGCTTCTGAAAAGCAACTGCCGGCAGATGTAGTGGAATTCTTTATCGGTGAGGATGAAGAAACGACTATGAAGAATCTCGGTGTGTTTGAAGAGAAATACACAGCTGCAGTTCAAAAAGCTATTGAATCCAAGTTCCAAGAGAGCGGCAGTAGCTTTGAAAAGGGTGATTCATCACCTGCCAGCGGGTCTGTTGATATTGGGGCACTCGCAAAATCAGTAAACATTAGACAATAGGGAGGACTATCATGGCATTCAATCCAAACAATGTACTGATGCAAGATGCAAAAACAGGATCAGTACCAGTAGAAGAAGGAACACTTGTTTTAAAGGAATTCATGACTAAATCAGTTGTGACACAATTGGCAAAATACGAAGAAATGGACAAGACAGAAAAAATATTCACTTATTTAGCATCTGGGCCAGGGGCTTACTGGGTTGGAGAAGGTGAGAGAATCCAGACATCAAAAGCGGAATGGTTAACAGCTAAAATGGTTTCTAAAAAGATTGGTGTTATTATTCCTGTGACAAAAGAGTTTTTAAGATATTCGGTAAAGGATTTCTTTACAAGCATGCAGACTCCTATCGCTGAAGCATTTGCGTTGAAATTTGACCAAGCTGCATTATTCGGAAATGGATCTCCTTTCGGTGAAGATGTTTCAATTTTTGAGAAAATCGAAAAAAGCGGGAATAAAGTGCAATTAGGATCTTTAGGGAACCTTTACAAAGAATTAAACGGTGTTATTTCTTTGATTGAAGAAGCTGACAAAGATCCTAACGGATTTACCACAACACGACGTTTTAAACAGCCACTAAGAGGCGCTGTAGATGACAAGGGTACTCCAATTTTTAATGATCCGGGAGCAGGAGCCACTAACTCTGCTTTAGGTTTACCAATTGGATATGTCAATTCAGATTCTTGGGATTATAGCAAGGCGCACTTACTCACGGGTAACTGGGATTATGCGCGTTATGGTATTCCTCAAGGTATGGAATATTCAATTTCAGAGGATGCAACACTTCATACAATTGCGGGACCAGACGGAAAACCTGTCAGCCTTTTCGAACAAGATATGGTTGCGCTGCGTGTAACTCAGCAAGTCGGTTTCATGACATTGGCTGAAGATGCATTCGCTGCGTTAACTCCTGCAGCTGAAGGGACTGGCGCATAATGGTCAGAATTAAGAAGGGCAAACAGACACTAGAAGTCACTGAACGTGCTTTCGAGGTAGTTTATAAGGGGCTTGGCTATAAGCTGGACAAGGGCACAAGTAAAAAAGAAGCCGAGGACACACAAGAGTCTAACGCCAAAGAAACAGCCGAAGAGTAGGAGGGTAAGCGGTGGATAAAGAACAAACTGAAAAAGAGCTTTTGAAGCCGTTGAACCGTAAAACTAAGGAATTCTTACGGAAACTCAAGCGGCTTTTTCAGCGTGCTTCAAAAGATGTGCTGTCAAAGCTGACTGCGTTATTCGTCAAGCTTGATCAAATCGAAGAACCGACACTTGCTGATGCTAATCGACACGGTGATCTAAACCGTATAAAGCGGGAAATCACATCATTGATTAGTGATCTTTCAGCGAAAGTCAAAGCTATGATTATGGAATTCCTTGAAGAAACCTACGAATCATCTTACAGCTGGCTGATCCTTGGCGTTCTGGCTGCGATAGGGATAAAACTTGCGCGGCCTAAAGCAACAATGAAGCAGCTGAATTTGCCTGCTGAATGGGCTCCTAAAGACGTTCAGTGGGCTATTAAAAGTACACAAATGGACAAAGCCATTGAAACTGACCGCAAAAAGACAATACAGCAGATTAACAAGACAATCGAACGCGGTTTTATTGAGCGGAAACGCTTTGCTCAGGTTGCGAAGGAGCTGCAGACTGATGTCGGCCTGAGTTACAACCGATCAAAGCGCATAGCCAATACAGAAATGCATCGCACAAGGGAAAAAGCAACACTTGACGCTGCTAAAAAAGCTCAGTCGCGGGGCATCAACATGAAAAAAATCTGGCATAACGTTGGTGATGAAAGAGTTCGTGAGACAAAACATGCGGATCATGTCCATTTAGAAGGGCAGGAACGCATGGTCAATCAGTTGTTTGATCTTGGCATCAATAAAAATGGTATTCATGTAACAGCAGAAGCGCCGGGACAAAGCGGTGATCCATCCAATGATATTAATTGCCGATGTTTTGCGACATATGAACCGGTTCTTTGAAAGGAATGAGAAAAATGGACTTGGCAGAATTAAAAGTCAGGTTAGGGATTCCAGCTGAAGACACATCGCAGGATGCCAAACTGCAAATTGATCTGGAAGATGGTATTTCATATGCGATGGCATACTGCAACAATCTCTTTGTTGGTCCAGATAATACTGTGTCTCTTCCTCCAGCCGTAAAAAAGGGGATTGCCCTATTAATTAAGATTGACAGAGAAAGCCCGTCCGGTGTTCTATCTGAATCAATTGGGGGCATGAGTAGATCCTATGCGGCTGATGAAGAAAGGCTCAATCCTGTTCATGAGTTATTCCGACCCTACAGAAAAATACGCTTTAGGGCACTGAGGTGATCTAATGGCACGTAGAAACGTCCGGGTACGAGATAGCAACCGTATTCCAGAAGTCATAAGAAACCTCGGTTCCGTCGGTAAGGTGAAAGTTGGAATCCTGGACAGTGAACGGCAAATGATCGCGGCTGTTCACGAATTTGGCTGCCGTATTGCTGTAACTGATCGCATGCGGAACTACCTTGCTGCAAAAGGGCTGTACCTCAAGAAAGAAACTCAATATATCAACATTCCGGAGCGTTCTTTCATCCGTGCTGGATGGGACGAGAACGAGGAAGAGATCGTTCAAAAGGTAGAGGATCTGGTCAATAGAGCGTTAGAGAATGGCGATTCGATGAATGACATTATGGAAACAGTCGGCCTGCTTGCGAAAGGGCGGCTTCAAGTGTATGCCCGAGACTTGCGGAACCCGGCAAACCATCCATTTACAACCGAAAAGAAAGGCTCTTCAAATCCATTGGTTGATACCGGGGAAATGATTGGCTCTATGGATTATGAGGTTGAAAGCTGATGGGGAATCATTTCATATTTTCTGATCTGATTAAGCGGTACAGCGTTGATTTTACATTGCTTATTCCATCTGAAGAAGGCTCATACGATGATCTCGGCGAATGGGTGCCACCGAAACCGACGAAGTCAGACGAAAGAGGGGCAATAGTTCCTTTGCAGTCTCAATTGGTCTATCAATCTGGCGGCCGGCTTACATCTATGGACAGGCAGCTATTTATCAAGAATGAAATTCCTCTGAAAGCTCAGGTGATTTTTGATGGTGCCACCTTTGATGTTGAAGCGATGACGCCTTATGGGACGTATGCCGATTTCAACAGCTATATCTTAAAGGCGGTGATCAATTCAGATGGACTACAACAGCATAATACAAACAGTCTTGGGACTGATTAGAGAGAAAACAGGCCATGTTGTTATCGTTGCAAATGGTACAGGGAAACAACCTGTCTATCCTTTTTGCACGTATACCGTGACATCCCCGTATTTGCCCCAACATAGAGGCATTGAAGAACAGGGAGTGTTAACGGAAGACATCGAGCTTGTTTTCTCTTTTACATGGGTTTCAAACAGCCATATTGAGGCCATTTCCCTTGCTCAACAAACAGCGGCGTACTTCAAAACAGCTGAAGCGCGTCAAAAACTTCATGATAATGGGCTGGCGTGGGTCAGGAACGACGGTTTCGGTAATCGAGATACATTTATCACGATTGACACAGAACGCCGTCACGGCTTCGATACGCGCTTTAGAACGCGTGTGTCTCATGGAGAAGCAAATGCAGAGGTTTTCGACTCTGTACGAATTGAAAATACAGGAGGGTAATTCATATGCCACTTAGTGACGTTACAGTCAAAATTGACTTAGTGAAACCGTCCAGCCTTAAAGGATTGGGAACACCCCTGATTCTCGCAAAGGTAGACGGCCACAACACATATAAAGAATATGGCTCATTAGAAGCTATTAAGGCAGACTATCCGGAAACGACAGCAGCATACAAAAAGGCTGCGGCTATCTTTGCACAGGGTGACAATGCACCTTCAAAGGTTGCTATCGGTACTTATGGAGGCAGCACAGAAACACCAGAAGAAGGAGCTACTACACAAGGAACATTCTCTATTCGGAATGCGTTTGACGAGTATTTCGATAATGACTGGCACTTCCTGATCCTTGCTGATGCTACAGCGGATGAAAGACTGGAAGCTGCAAAAGCCATGGAAGAGAAGTCATATAAATTTGTAGTCTTACAGGTTACTGACCGTGAAGAAGTTGCTTCTTACAAAGGTAAGGACCGCACAATCGTTTTCTATCACCCCTTAAATGACGAGCATCCAGACGCCGGCCTTGTTGGTTCGGTTGCTTCTCATACAGTGGGATCAGTAACTTGGAAATTTAAAAATATCGTAGGTATCACGCCTCAAGATATTAAAGCGGACGAGCTGAAGAAACTGCACACAGAAGGGGCTATTGCTTATGTAACCAAAGCGGGCCACAACGAGACATCCGAAGGCATTACTGCATCCGGGGAATATATCGACGTGCTGCACGGCAAAGATTGGGTGAAATTGAATATTGAAACCTCTATTCAATCAGCATTCTCAAACAACGGTAAAATCCCGTTCTCGAATGCTGGTTTTTCATTACTGAGTGTACAGGTCACAAACGTTCTGCAAACAGCCTTTGCAAATGGCATCGTTGCCGAAGATGCAGACGGGCAGCCAGTGTATTCAATCAGCACTAAAACCCGTGATCAAATCACAGATGAAAACAGAAAAAATCGTGTATACGACGGCTTGTCCTTTACTTTTGAGCTGGCTGGCGCGGTTCATTCTGCTGAAATCACTGGTGAAATCTCAATTTAAGGAGGATCTAAACAATGGCAGCATACGTTTATGATGCAAATGAAGTCAACACGAACATTGACGGGAAAATCGTAACGGGTTATTCCGAGGGTACAATGGTTTCGTGTTCCAAAGATGAAGAAAAGTTCTCGACGAAAGTCAGTGCCAAGGGTGATGTCAGTGTTGCAACGAAAAACAATCCACTTGGAACAATCACACTGACTCTTTCCATGGGGTCGCCATTCGTGCCGTACCTAAACAAACTGGCAAATACAGCCCAAACTTTCCCGATCTGGGTTACTGGTGGACAGGAAAAAATCGGTGGAACAGAAGCGATGGTCAAAAAGCCTGCTGATGCTGAATTCAGTGACGAGATTGGAGATCGTGAGTTCGAGATTCAAGTCTTTGACTATACAGTATTGGAACAGTAATTAAGCTATGGCAAAAAAGAAGAAATCAAACGCAAAGAAGCAGTCCAATAGGGCTGCTTTTCAATATATGCAAACTAAACAAGCGGAGGGAAAACCTATGTCAAAATTCGGTAAACAAAAGAAAGTAACTATCCAAGGAACTGAGTACACTCTTCAACACCCGGGAACACGTCGTTCAATTGAATTTAACGATGAAGCTATCAATATCAATACAGGGATGTTTTCGTCTGCAAAACTGTATGAACTGTACATGAAAGAAGTAGTTGTTGAACCGAAAGTAAGCTATGACTATTTTGATAAAAAACCTGGTTTCCTTGAGCTGATGAAAGAGGTTCAAACCTTTCTTAGCGCCGAAACCGAAGCCGAAACAGTTCTACAAAAAGAAGGCGAGTGACAACTGGCCTATGTATCGGCTCGTGATGTCTGAGAAGTTTTCCTTCTCAGAGGTCGCGGCGATGGATCTCGACACGCTGCTGGAAGCAAACGCAGCCCTCGACATCCATATTGAGCAAGAAAACAAGAGGAACAAGAAGAAATGAGGGGGTATGAACGTTGTCAGACGCATTGAGAAGTACGCATATTGACGTTGAATTGAACGTTGATACCTCCCCTCTAGAAAGAGCAAATCAGCAAATAGATAGACTCGTTGACCATGTCGGCGATGCTGGCGGCAGTTTTTCACAGATGCGTACACGGATGGCTCAGGTTCAAAGACAACAGCGGAATTTTAGAGACATCCATATGAGTATGATCTTGGACAACTCATCGTTGCAAACTGCCAGCCAAACAATAGAACGGCTAGGACCTCAAATCGACTTAGTTACATCCCGTTTGAGCCAGTTGAATACCCAGGTACAAGAGACAAGCAGACTTATTCAAAGCCTTCCGTCTGAGGTCAATATCAATGTTGATCAAACGTCGATAACAAACGCCAATGAATCCATTGATCAACTCAGGCAGAATTTGAATAACGTCGATATGAGCCGTATCGGTACACCCGCAGCAAACGTTACGCAGCAGAACACGCAAAGCGTTCAGAATAACGTGGCGGCGGTAGCTGTTCCGGCCCCGGACTACCGGGGAATTCGGCAGTATAACCGTGAAATGAACTTTTTACGCGGTTCAACTCAAGGGCTGGAAGAAGACACAATCCGTATGCTGAATGAAATGCGGCAAGCATGGTATAACGAACACCATAATATGTCGGGTTTCCGGAATGAAATGATCCGGGCTCAGTATGGTTTCTTTCAGTTAGGGAACCAGATGGACAGCTGGTCTGGCACCAATCAGCAATTTATGGATGAAGTGTACAGGCTGGGACGTGCTCACAAGCAAGTCACAGACAACATGATGAAAAACAACAAAATGATGCGCATGAGCATGCTGCAGACCGTCGGAACACTAATGGCCCGGTCTACTCAATCTGAGAAGATCGCGGCCAATTATGACCGAATGGGAAACCCGTTATATCAAGTCAATAAAGCGGGGCTTGCCGTATCGAATACGCTTGAGAACATGGCAAAGCAGGGTACTGCTGCGCATTTGGCTTTGAAAATGCTCGGGCCTACTGCCAACATGAAAGAGCTTAACGATATGACAATGATGATCACTCAGGGTTATATGCGTTTTCAAATGGTGGCACTGGGCGCGGCTTTTACAAACTTTTTCATGTTCCAAGGGCTTCATAAAGCAGCAACACAAACAGTTCCCGGCTATTCAAAGGCATGGGAAGAGATGTGCAGTACACTACTGAAAGCCATTCAGCCAGCAATTGAAGTGTTTGCGGCGTTTGCGATGGCGATATACAAGGGCATTACGGCCGTTGCGAAGCTGATCATTCAGTTTAATGAGGCGCACCCTGTACTTTCGAAAATGATCCAAGGATTTATGCTTCTCATCCCTGTTTTAACCCTACTTTTATCGCCACTAGCGATAGGGGTAGGGTTAGTTAATGGGTTCCTTGGAGCTCTCAGCAGTTTGTGGATGTTCATTGGGCCAGTTGTAACCGGGCTGGCTGCTATGTCGGGCACGGTGTATGTCGTTGCGGGGGCCATCGTTCTTCTTGTAACCGGCATTTATTTGCTGTACAAGAATTTCGATAAGCTTCAGGAAAGATTCAAGCCAGCTACAGACGCGATGAAACGCTTTGCTAACATGGGGAAATCGGCGGTTGTCGGTGCATTCCATACAATGATCAAAGAAGCGGAGGGTCTGAAGCCTGCATTCATGAAAGGATTCAAGGACGCACAAAACGTGGCGATCACAGCCATTCATAAAATGCAGGCTGAATCCTTGAAATTATGGGATCGTCTCGGTGAATCGCATCCACAGTTAGTGGCTGGAATTGAGTCGGCCTATAAAACGGCTGTGAAAACCGTGTCAGGCTTCATTCATAATGCCGGAAAGACAGTCTCGGACTTCTTCGGTAAAGGACTGTCAGACGGTCTAAACGGCATTGTAAAAGGGTTCATGGAGCAGTTGAAAGTCGGTCTTTCCAGTTTTAAAGGAATGGTTTCTCTGGTTGCTCCGTTTGTCGCGGCGATCGGACTTGCATTCCTTGGAGTGTCAGGGCCAATCGGTGTGGCTGTTGGTGCTATTTTGAGTGTTGCCGGCGCCTTGTATCGCATGCAACAAACAAACCAAAATGTAAGCCAGGCCTTAAAGACGGCATGGACATCGGTACAATCTGTTCTAACGACTGTTTTTCAGGCATTGCAGCCAATCATCAACACGCTTCAACAGTCTTTCGGGCAATTGGTTACGCAATTGACGCCACAGTTTCAGCAGCTGGCCGGACAACTTCAGCAGGCTTTCGTTCAAATAGGCGGCACGCTTGTTTTGTTTGCTGCAGCTATCTCGCAAACGTTCCAGACAATCGGTCCGCAAATCATGCCACTGATTCAGCAATTGCTTTCAGCTTGGATGCAGTTGTCGGGTACTTTATGGACAAGTGTCTTGCAAATAGCAAGCAGCATCCTACCGTTACTTGTTCAAGGCTTCCAGACGATTTTTCCAGTCATTCTGAGCGTAATTAATGCAGTGCTGCCAATCATTATTCAATTGATAGGCAGTTTCTCAGGAATCCTTGTTTCAATTGTGCAAAATGCCTTACCGATTTTGGTTCAAATGATTCAGCTTGCGTTTCCGTTGATCCTGAGCATTGTACAACAAGCTCTTCCGATTGTTTTGCAATTGATTCAGCTTTTAGGTTCATCCATCGGACAAATAGCGGTTCAAGTGCTGCCGTTAATTTTATCAGCGGTGCAGCAAGTGTTCCCGATTATTAAACAAGTCATCATGGCTGTTCTTCCAATCGTGGCTCAATTGCTTACTGTAGCGGCAACAATCATTTTACAGTTGGCGCAAGCAGCACTTCCTATTTTGATTCAAGTTGTGCAGCAGGTATTCCCGCAGATCATGCAAATCATACAAGCGGTACTTCCGATTGTTGTTTCTCTTTTGCAATTTCTGGCGAATATCATCACAACTGTGGTCATTCCGGCGATCCGTTTCATCCTAAATATCGTGACTGCTGTGTTTCCAGTTGTGCTCTCAATAATTCAAGTTGCACTTAAAAATATCATTGCGATAATACAGGGTGCAATCGGCATTATTATGGGAATAGTGAAGGTTTTCAAAGGCTTATTCACTGGGAATTTCCGCATGATGTGGGATGGAGTGAAGCAAATTTTTTCTAGTGCTGTCGGCATGGTGAAAAAGCTTGTAAGTAATATGGGTTCAGCAATCACTGATAGATGGCTTTATATAAAAAATAAAGTCGCGTTATTGGCGCTTGATTTACGTCAAAAAGTTATGGATCGTTTCAATGATTTAGTCGAAGGGGCCAAGAAACTTCCGGGTAAAATCGGTGATGGAATTAAGAACATGGCTCATAAGGCTGTGTCTGGTGTGACTAGCTTAGCGAACAAACTTGCCGGAGCACTCGGAAAAGGCGTAAATGGTGTAATCGGCGGAGTGAACTGGGTCCTTGATAAGATCGGTTTGAAAGATAAGCATATCCCTAAATGGGAAGTACCTAAATATGCGCACGGAACCGGCGGACATCCGGGAGGCCCAGCGATACTGGGAGACGGTAAAGGGGCAAACGCTGGACCTGAAATGTATCGGACACCTTCAGGACACGTAGGGCTTAGCCCTGCAACAGATACACTGATGAACCTTCCGAAAGGCACTGAGGTGTTATCCGCAAAACAGACAAGGGCTGCTTTATCGGCTCTCCCTGCATATGGTAGTGGCAATGTTGGTGGAGGTATCTCAGGTGCTTTGGGTTGGGTCAAAGACAAGGCTACATCAGCAATAGATGGAGCAAAACATGTGGTGAAAAAAGCCAAAGACATAGCCCTTGATGTATTTGATTATGTCGGCCATCCATCCAAACTGTTAACGAAGGTCTTGGAAAATATGGGTGTTAAAGCTCCTTCTATGTCCGGATCGTTCGGCGATCTTGCAAAAGGAGCTTTTAATTTTGTTAAAGATAAAGCCGTTGGTTTTGTTAAAGGTAAAATGTCCAGTTACGCTGAAAGCTTTTCAGGTGGCGGCTCAAAAGCCGTCAAAAAGTGGGTAGCTCAAGCGCTATCAATCAAGGGTCTTGGCTCTGAATATGCTGGCGCACTTGAAACCATTGCCATGAAAGAATCAGGCGGAAATCCTAATGTTGTGAACAGATGGGATTCAAACTGGAAAGCCGGGCACCCGTCTCAAGGGCTTATGCAGTTCATTCCAAGCACATTCAACGCTCACAAGGAACCGGGGCACGGAAATATTAAAAATCCAGTTGACCAGATCCTTGCTGCTATCAATTATTTGAACAGCAGATACGGCGGCATTTTAAAACATCCTGGGCTCGTTTCTATGGCTCATGGTGGGCCGTATAGAGGTTATGCGACAGGTGGAGTCATAAACAGCCCGCAAGTCGCTGCGCTTGGTGAAAACGGCTTTAGGGAGTATGTCATCACAACTGAGCCACGATACAGAAACCAATCACTCGGAATGTATGCTGCACTCGGTCGGGAGCTTGGCGCGGATACTGGATACACACCAGAAAAAGCTGCTACAAGCTCAAGCAGTTCATCTGTCAATATCACGTTTAACCCGTCGATCAATGTAAAAGTTGAGGGTGGCAGTGAAGGAGCAGAAACCAAGGTGAAAAAGGCTGTAACTGAAACATTTGACGAAGTTTTCGACATGCTGAAGTCGCTTTATCCACCAGAGGGGGCTTATTAATTGGCGAAGCTCGGAAAGATTAATCTTGTAAATGAAAAGGAATCTGACGGCGCGGATGTGGAGGTAACTTCATATCCTGTTGAAAAAGGGGTCCCGATCACGGACCATGTACAAAGAAAGCCAGAGACAACAACAGTCTCTGGCTATTTATTAGGCAAAACAGCAAATAGTGATTATGAATATCTGAAAAAGCAGGCTTATGCTGGAACTCTTTTGACTTATACCGGGCGTAAGGTTGCTAAAAATGTGATCATCACAAAGATAGATCGCGACACAGGCGATTACACAAACGGTTTTGCTATTTCAATTGAGTTGCAAGAAATCCGTATTGCAAAAAGCCCGTGGGTCAAAAAGAAAGTGAAAACAGCCGGGAAAAAGAAGAAAGCCAGCAAGAAGAAAACAAAAAAATCCAGCAAGCTATACCACAAGGTCAAGAAGGGCGACACATACTGGGGCTGCGCTCGTAAATACGGCACCACAGTAAATGCTTTGCGTCGGTTGAATCCCTGGCCGGACCGAAGAATTCCGATAGGGGTCAAAATGAGGATCAGATGAAGGAGGGAAAGGCATGGCATCAAGAGATTACATTCCTTTTGACAAAGAGGACATACCACAGCAGTTTGAATTTGATTTAGCAGATGACACGTTCATTTTGCGTATCAATTACAACCAAACAGACGATAGTTTTTCACTTGATTTATATGATCAAGACATGGAAGCAATCGTGCTGGGCGAAAAATTGATTTTGAACGTCCCTTTGTGGGAAGACATTGTAAACGAGAAACTGCCTGCGCCTTCCCTTATCCCTATGGATGAATCGAATACAGAAACACGGGTTACATACGAGAATTTTATGCAAACCGTGTTTCTTTATATTGATGATGTCTCGGACGATGCGGAGGGAGAAGACGATGGCGACGAATAAAATGCTGTTTGGGCGCGTCGTTAAGGTCACGATAGATAACGGCAGTTCACAAACCACTTTCGATTATAAGGACTTAGAGATTCATTTTGAGGTCCCGTTTGATGATGACTTCAAACCGAATGAAACAAAGGTTGAAATATACAACCTGAGCAAAGATTCAATCAGCAAAATTAAAAAAGGCAGCACTATCACTGTTCAAGCTGGTTATAAAGACGATTACGGTGTTTTAACTATCGGTAAAGTTACCAAGGTGCTGAATAATCGGGACGGTTTGAATAAGGTAACGGCCATCTATTCAAAAGATGGTGATGATTACACCCATATGAAAGTGACCACTGAAAACGCTGATCCTGCTGAAAAATATTACGTGAAAAAGCGGTACAAGCTCGCAAAGCCTGTGGTGACTTATAAAAAAGACAAGAACGGCCGGACATATAAAACGGTCCGAAATTATGGCACTCGAACAGAGGTCAGATACCGTAAGAGATACATGAAAATCACGTTCAAGGCTGGCACAACCTCAAGGCAAATTGTCGATAAGCTTCTGCGTGTGCTCGGTATTAAAGTGAAAAATATCATTCTGCCAAAAAATAAAGTTTATAAAAAAGGCTATCGTGTCACCGGATTGATTGAAAACAATCTTGAAGAGGTCATTCATGATGCTGGGGCAGTCATGTATTATCGGCGTGGCCGTCCTGTTATTCGGCCACTCAGTCAAGGGGATGACGAACGTTTCAAGCTCGAAGAGGCAACAGGACTTGTGGAAACGCCTGAACAATTTGAGGAAGATGATCTCAAAGGGTATAAGGTGAAGTGCCTATTGCAGCATCGTATCGCAGTTGCTTCAATCATAGAGATAAACAGCAAGACAGCGAAAGGAAAATATCGTGTGAAAGATGGCTCTCATTCCTTTGACGGTAAAGACTTTTTCACAGAATGTAGGGTGATTTAATGAGTAAAGCGACAAAGTTCTTTGACGGATTCGAACAGCGGATAAAACAATCAATCCATACAACGGCGCCAGCACGGGTTGTAAATTACAATGCTGAGAAACACACTGCCGATCTGAAATTGCTGTTTCAAACCAATGATGGTGAGTATCTACATGAATACCCTTTAATCGAGCATGCACCTGTTTTGAAACACGTCGAAACTGATATTAAAGTAGGGTCCTGCGTGTTTGTTTCGTTTGCTGAACGTTCACTGGATAACCTGGATGGCAATAAAACCTTTGATCCGGATTCGAGGCGCACACACAGTATAAACGATCCAGTTGTCATAGGAGTGTGGGAAGGATGAAAACTCTCAAGCTTAAAGACGGGGATCTTTGTTTTGAAAATGGTGAGTTACAAATGGTTGAGGGTGATGCTGAACTGGCTCAATCAGTAGAAATGATCCTTAGAACAAGTTTAGGAGAGTTTGAGCTTGATGAACATGTCGGCCTTGATCGCAGCAACATTTTAAGAAAGCAGTTTGATCAAGAAGAGGCGCAATATGACATTATAAATGCCATTTCTCAAGAAGAGCGTATTGCCAGTGTGGAATCGGTGAACTTTTTAATGGATAAAGAGTCTCGCAGTCTTGCAGTGCATGTGAAAATGACAAAAGAGGATGAAGAAACAATTGAGATAGGGGGTGTTGATCTTGCTTGATGAAACGGGCTTTCAACGGCAAACCTATTCCGAGCTTGTTGATAGTATGGAGGACCGGGCTCGGGAACAATTCGGGGAGGATGTAAACACATCCAGTAAAACGCCATTAGGAATTATTATTCGTATCTTTGCTTGGTTTTTGGCCGGCTTGTGGGATATTGCAGAAAGGGTTTATAACAGCGGCTTTGTCAGTAAGTCTGAGGGCGTGCAGCTCGATCGTCTTGGCAGCAACTCGGGTATCACGCGGGAGCCAGCTGCGGAGTCAGTTGTGACTCTGTCCTTTACTGGAGAACCCGGCATCGTAATTGAAGAACAAACTCAGTTTACTACGGAATCAGGCATCTATTTTGAATTGATTGAAGATGTTGTAATTGAGGCTAATGGGACAGGCTCAGGGACGGCTGTCTCGCTTTCTAAGGGCGTTATAAACAATGTTGCGGCAAATACCATTACCGTGCAGGCAGAGCCCTCAGAGGGCGTGTATTCAGTTACAAATCCGGAACCATCGGCAGGCGGTGCCGACGAGGAAACAGATTCGGAATTCCGGGCACGAATAAAGAAATCAGTTGAGGGCAGTTCAGCATCTACAAACGGAGGTATTATTTCAGCCCTGCTAAGCGTGTCAGGCGTCAGATCGGCGAATATTGTTGCCAACAATACCATGCAGACCGATGCGGACGGCAACCCACCAAAAAGCATTCATGCTTATGTTCTGGGCGGTACAAAAGATGATGTTGCGCAAGCACTGTTTGACAGTGTTGCTGCAGGAATTGAAACGGTCGGGGAGCAAGTTGTCACCATAACTGACGCCAGCGGACTTGACCATGCCGTCAAATTTGATTTTGCAAGGGAAGTCAAAATATATCTGCAGCTGGATTTAAAAACAAATGCTTCCTTCCCTATTGATGGAGTAAGTCAGATCAAAAACAACCTCGTTTATAAAATCGGGGGAATTGATGCAAACGGCTCTTACTATACCGGCTCACAAATGGGCGATGATGTTATATTGTCGCAGTTGTTCAACGCGGTATATCAAGTAGATGGTGTCTCTGATGTAACAATCAGGATGGGGAAAGATGCGACAAACCTTTCACAGTCAAACATTGAAATTGAACCTAAAGAGGTTGCCCAGGTACATTTTGATGAAATCGTGGTGAATCTCATATGATTAAAGACTTAATAGGGAAGCTGACCGATGCCTTTTTGAAAGATGAAAAGAGCAATATCGGAAAGCTTTTTTTAATTGTCGATGAACAGCTGACAGCACTTAAAAGCGCGCTAACCACAGCTGAGAACTGGCGGGATATTGATGCGGCAAAAGGAAAGGCTCTGGATCTACTTGGTGACAACGTGTCACAGGATCGGGGCCGTGCGACTGATGAAATTTATCGTGTGCTTATTCGCGGCAAGGTTGCCAGAAATGTTTCAGATGGCACCACAAACCGGATCATTGAAGCTTTAGCCAAAACACTGAACTGCAAGCCGAGTGAAATACACATTGTCAGTAGCAAGGAAAACAATGAAGATGAACCAGCTGCCATTATCGTAAAAAAGGCACCCATTGAGGCTTTGAGCAAAGTTGGAATGAGTGCAACACAGTTTTCGAATATCGTTCAAAAAACAGTAGCTGCAGGCGTACGGGTGGCTTATGTAGATTTAAACGGCACCTTTCGTTTTTCGTCCTCTGCTAACTCTATAGAAACAAGTCAATATGGATTTTCAACAGACGGGACAGATGGGGGAACACTCGGCGGAATCTTTCAGCCTGAAGATGATTACCCTTTACCGATTTAAGGAGTGATGTTTATGCCTTTTACAAAAGAATTGCCTGAATGGGGGAACGCCGGGCAGCGGCCCCCGCAGTCCTCCATTGATGAAGGATACAAACCAATGGATCATCCCCCAGCTGATTGGTTCAACTGGTATCAGTACACGGCCTATCATGCACTAAAGGAATTGCAAGAAATAGCAGCAACGCAGGATGACGTTTCCACTGCTTTAAAAACAGCAAAAGCTTATACAGATGAATTTGCTGCGCGTAGGGATAACCCCAACCAAGTCACAAAGGCCCAAGTAGGTTTAGGAAACGTAGACAACGTGCAGCAAGCAACTAAAACAGAATTCAACGCACACAATACAGATTCCACACGCCATATCACGGCCACAGAGCGTTCAAATTGGAATGCGAAGGAAACGACTACAGGGGCGCAAAACAAAGCTGATACAGCCGAAAAAAATGCAAAAACGTATACTGATCAACACATTAATGATAAAAGCAACCCTCATGGGGTGACAAAAGATCAAGTCGGGCTCGGTAATGTTACCAATGACAAACAGGCAACCAAAACGGAGTTTGACGCACATAACTATAACCAGATTCGTCATATTTCTGATGCAGAGCGAACCAAGTGGAATGCGGCTCAGTTATCAAAATTAACACAAGACAATGGTTTGATGAAAAACTTGTCAGGCGTGGATTTCAATACTGTTATTGAAACAGGGTTTTATTATATGACTTCAGCTTCAACGGCACTGAATGCCCCTGTGAATAGCAATGGTTATTTATTGGTTTACAACTACGGCACTTATCCATATCAGGAATTCACAGCATATACCAGTGCAACAACCTCTATACCTGATAATCGGCGGAAATTCATAAGAAATAAGGTGAGTGGATCAGATAACTGGACGCCTTGGATGGAAATCGAATACTCAGCAGGAGCCCAAGCAAAGGTCAATACTCATGAAAATAAAACAGACATTCATGTAACGAAAGAAGATAAGAACAAATGGAATAATGGACAACTCTATCCCCTGACAACCCAAACCGGTCAGAGAATAAAGATAACTAAAGGACAAAACCTTTTTGATTATCCGACTGGCTTTTATTTTGGGGCAGGTGTTCTGAATCATCCGGGGGATGATGATGCTGCCTGGTACTATTATGATATTACAGATGTTCCGGCTGACCTTGCTCCTCCTCAAGGGTTAAAAAAAATTGTAGCAACAAGATCCTATGATAACCGTACATGGATTGGAACAAAGCATAAAGAGGGAGAATTCACTGGGTGGCGAGAGGTTATTACAGACCTAGACTTTATAGAGACGCCGTGGCTAAATGTTCCATACAAAAACGGGGCAACTACAGGTGATAGACCTTTACAATACCGTAAAGTCGGAAATACATTGCATCTTAATGGTCATGTTCTTACTGATAGAGAGATTGTATTTGCTAGTATCCCGTCTTCTAGCGCTCCAAGCAAAGGGATAGTCAAACTGGTTGCAACTAGCGGAACCACTGGTTACAGCAAGATTATTATATATGCATCTGGTGATATGAAACTAACAGGGGTAATGGCTAATACTGAGTCTAAAGTGAATGGATATTATATTGACTTAGATGTGCCTCTAACTTAAAGAAAGGAGGGAGAAGTATGAAATTAATATACCCATATGGTGAGGATAAGATCTATTTAGGAAGGCCGGTTGAGTTACACCCCGATAGAGAGTCAGGAAGATATATTATCCCGGCGAATGCTACTGATATTCCTCCAGAAATAAATGGAGAGGGTATGTGGCGGCCTTTATTCGATGAGGAAAAACAAACATGGGTTGAAACTGCTGATGAAGAATACAAAGAGCAGCTGAAACAAGGCAGTATTCCTGAAACCAATCCTATAGCAGAACAGCTTGCAACACTTGGGCAGCAGCTGGCAGACGAAAAACTGGCAAGAAAACAGGCTGAGCTTGCTCAAAATGCTTTAGGCGTACAATTGACTGCGGAAGTGCTGGCAAGGAAAGAAGCAGAGGCTTTGAATCAATCTCTGGGAGAACAAATGGCTGTTTTAAAATTAGACGTACTGAGTTTAAAGGGAGGAATGACAAGTGAATCTTAATTTCTGGGTATTTGCGTTGTTCTACAAATGGGCCACAACAGCCATGGTAAAGCAGGCTATGGCATTTAACGATTGTTCCGTTGATGACTTGAAAGAAGGTGTTCAGGCACAATACATTACACATGACCAATACCAAGAAGTAACAGGTCAACCATACGAGGAAACGACAGAAGCCAGTCAATAAGGCTTTTTTATTTTGCCTCTAAGGAGGTGAAAAACGTGAAATAGATATAAGGGGGGCGTACTAATGTCAGAAGTGACGGAGGTACCAGATGTGCATGCATTACAAAAAGAGATAATGGAAATGAAGGCAGGCCAGAAAACGATCGAACAGCGCGTAAATGTTCTTGAACGCGTTTCTGATAGACAAGACCAGCAAATCATGACATTAAACGAAAAACTCAACAAGATCGAAGAGAATACAACTTGGATCAAACGCACAATAACTGGCGCTATCATTACAGCGGTATGTACTGGCGTTATTGGCGGCGCAATCGCTATTTTTTATACTGTTTTGCAAAAATAAGGAGGAAAACACAATATGAAAAACTTTGACAAAGGCACGGTCATTCGGACGGTGCTTCTTTTGATTGCACTTATCAACCAAACAATGCTGATGCTTGGCAAATCACCTTTGGATATTACGGAGGATCAGGTGAATCAGCTTGCGGATGCGCTATACACTGCGGGCTCTATAGCCTTTACTATTGGCACAACATTTACAGCATGGTTCAAAAACAACTATGTGACTGCAAAAGGCCATCAGCAAAAAGCTGTCCTGAAAAATCACAATCTAACCAAGTGAGCTGCCAGCTGGCGGCTCTTTCTAATTCAAAAACAGAATAGGAGAGATCATTTATGACAATCGCAGTGAAAAAGAACCTTGTATCAGAAGCAAAATACGCTTTAAAATGCCCTAATCCGATGACCGCGGAATACATCACCATCCACAACACGTATAATGATGCATCAGCTGCTAATGAGGTCAGCTACATGATTGGAAACACCAGTTCAACGAGCTTTCACTTTGCCGTTGATGACAAAGAGGTAAGGCAGGGCATCCCAACAGATCGCAATGCATGGCACACAGGAGACGGCACAAACGGCACGGGGAACCGTAAGTCTATCGGTGTTGAAATCTGCTACAGCAAGTCAGGAGGCGCTAAATACTACGCTGCTGAAAAGTTGGCTATCAAGTTTGTTGCTCAGTTGCTTAAAGAACGCGGATGGGGTATTGATCGAGTGCGGAAGCACCAAGATTGGAGCGGAAAGTATTGCCCTCACCGTATTTTAGACGAGGGACGCTGGAATGAGGTTAAAGCGGCTATTGCTGCTGAATTAAAAGCACTTGGCGGCAAATCATCCAGCAAGAAAACAACTTCATCCAAGACAGTGAAAAAATCAAGCTCAAGCAAAAAGAAATCATCTTTTAATTTGCCTTCTGGCATTTTTAAAGTAATGAGCCCATTGATGCACAGCGATGCTGTAGAACAGATTCAAACTGCGCTGGCAGCGTTGCATTTCTATCCGGATAAGAAAGCCAAAAACTTCGGGATTGATAGCTATTATGGACCAAAAACAGCCGATGCTGTCAGACGGTTCCAGCTGATGAATGGTTTAAATCCTGATGGCATTTATGGACCGAAAACGAAAGCGAAGCTTGAAGCTTTGCTCAAATAAGGATAAAAAAAAGCCCTCATGAATTGAGGGCTTTTATATAAATAACCCCTGAGTATGATACCCAGGGTGATTTGCTCGTGACGAGACGAGCGAAGTATAATTTATCATATGCAATTTATCGAAAAAAAACACTAAAATACACTGTTATAAAGGAAAAAACCGAATGTTAGATAAACAATCCGGTTTTTTCAGACAGAATCACGCATTCATGAGCGTGCGAATTGTCCATGACTATGATGGACGAAGTATTTGTCTATAATATACTGCAGTTTTGGTGTTTTGTCAACAATCAGTTATGAAATCGTCCAGTTTACTCGTGTAATTATTCTTTTAAAGTCCTCTTTAGAAATTTCGCCTAACTTCTTGTTTAATCTGACCTTACTTACAGCTTTCATTTCTTCAGCTTTAATAGCAGAATCATAAGTCAAAAATGAATATTTTTTTGTGAATAAGAAATAATGACTTCTATATTTGGGAATGTTGGTTCCTTTTCTAAATTTTAAAGTTTTAGATAAAGGCGCAACAATAATATTTTCACCAGTTGAATTGATAGTATTATTTGATAAAACTATCACCGGCCTGTCTTCTCCGATATTTGAGTTTTGTTCAGAGCCTAAATTTTCCCCAAGCTCACACAAATAAATTCCACCTTGGACAATGCCCCTGCCTCTTAAACTTTGTTTGTTTTCAATCCAGTTTTTTGCTAACTCTTTTTTTCTGATGTTCCACTCTTCAAGCTTCTGATGTTTAGTAATCACTAACTGATTTTCTGACAATTTGACCATCCCTTTTTTTAGTATCATTTAATTATAAATGATTTTTAAAATAAAAAGAGAATTAAAGTGGGAATTTATTAAAAAGTCAGTAGGTTATCTCATTTCAACATTTATCATGGAACTTAAATTAATAAAATTTGTATCACCTTTTAAATCCTTCACGTGCAGCCTCTGTTTCACTTCATCTATGTAATGAACATGTCCTGTGACTACTTCAATAAAACCGTCTCTGTATACCTCGATGACCAGAACCGAGTTGAATTCCATCGCCTCGCAAATAACACGGGCCATTTCTTCCAGTTGGTATTCATCTAGGATGGGTTTTTCAATTTTTTGGACTTGTTTCTTCCTATTTAATAGCGCTGTCCTTTGCTCAGGTAAAATAAATTTTTGTTCCCATCTTTTATCATAAATACCCTCGTTCATTCTGATCAACTCCTTGAACAAATTATACAAGAACAAATGTTCGAAAATCAACCGGAAAAGTATAGGAGGTTCGTAATCATTATGCTATAATCACACTAAAATGTACCAAATGCAAAATAATGGGGTGGTTTAGTGTTCTTCAAAGAGACAGAAACACAGGAGATCATCAAATATGAAGATTACCCTTATGCAGTTTACGCACGGGTTTCCTCAGAAAAAGATGAACAGGTGACATCAATAGCCAACCAAATTGATATTTGTCATCATTGGATTGAGAAAAATAATTACGAATGGAAAGATGAAGCAATCCAATTAGATGATGGGATAAGCGGGACAGTGCTGCTTGATCGAAAAGCAATGCAACTCATTTTAGATAAGGCGCAAAAAAGAAAGCTGAAGATGGTTGTTTTTAAATCAATCAGCCGGCTTGCACGTGATCTTAAAGATGCCCTTGAAATTCGAGAGGTTTTATTGGCCCACGGTGTAAGAGTTGTGACGCTTGAAGAGGGCTACGATAGCCTATATGAAGGCAAAAACTCAATGAAATTTGAAATGTTTTCAATGTTTGCAGCCCAATACCCTCAAACAATTTCAGTGGCAGCCAGTGGGGCACTAGCGGCAAAAGCCCGCCGTGGTGAACATTCCGGCCGTGTACCTTTTGGATTTAAGAAAGAAGGTAAATTCCTAGCTATCAATGAAGAAGAAGCAAAAGTCGTACGTTTTATTTTCGATCTTCATAATAATCATGGATATGGACATAAAAGGATCGTTCTCAAGCTTAATGAAGAATTGGCACTTGGAAACATTGTAAAGCCTCAAAAGACTGAGTTTTGGCAGCTGTCCACAGTACAAACGATTTTAAAGAATCCTATTTATTGTGGCGTGTTTATTGCCAATAGACATACTCAAGTCAAAATAGGCGGACGGAAAAAATTTATCCGCAATCCAAAAGAAAAATGGACTGTTTACAAGGACTGGTGTCCTAAGATCATATCAGAAGAAGAGTATGAGAAAGCTAATAACAAAGAACACAAGATGCGTAAAAAGCGTTTTAACCCTCGGAATGAGCTACGAGGAATGATGAAATGTGGTGTGTGCGGTTGCAATATGGTTGTGCTGCCGTCGTACAAATACAATCAGAAGCGCGAGAAGAAAGAGTTTAATTATTTAAAGTGTAGCGCCTACAGACGAGGTGGAACTGCTCTTTGTGTAAACCATGCTCCGATGCAATATAAGGACTTGAGGGCTTTTGTTATTAAAACACTGAAACAAAAGGGCAAGAAGTTAAAACTGGATGTAAAGTCTGATTTTGAAGAGCAGAAGAAAAACCGGATCAAGCGAACAAAAATAGAAATTGAAAACGCAGAAAACAAGAAAAAACGTCTAATCGAATTGTACTTGGAAGATCAGTTGATCACTAAGGTGGAATTCCAGGCGAAGCGAAAAGAGCTTGAAGAACAAATTGAAAAACTGAACGATAAGCTGTTCATGCTTGAGCGTGAGGAAGAAGAAACAATCGACATATCAAATATAAAGAATGCATTCGCGCAGCTGGAAAGAACTGATCAGGATTTATTCGAAGCATTTTCAGCGCTTATTGATAAACTTGTAATATACGAGGATGGAACAGTCGATTTCCATTATAAATTCAAGTGATTATTATTGTTTTAGTTTGCGATAGATATGCATATCAAATG